TGCCTTTAGAGAGGGTAAAACAAGGTTATAAAGACCTTAGCATGTCTTTTAAGAGCAATCCTCTTAATGATGACCTTATTGGTCTGAAAAATCAGTCTGCCATTGCCCGTTCTATAAGAAATATTGTATTTACGTTGCCTGGAGAGAAATTTTTTGACTCAGATTTCGGATCTGAGGTATCTGCTACGTTATTTGAAAATATTGATGACGTATCTGCTATTACAATTCGTGATGAAATTGAATATATTATTAATACCTATGAACCAAGAGTTAAATTAATGAATGTTGACTCTGTAGCGAACTATGATAACAATGAATATAACGTTATGATTACATATCAAATAATTGGTTCAGATACTCCTCCACAAGACTTAGAATTTGTGTTGCTACCGTCTAGATAAATGCCTCTTTTAAATTTTACTGGTCTAGATTTCGATCAGATCAAAACTACCCTTAAAGATTACTTAAAATCTAATTCAGACTTTACTGATTACGATTTTGAGGGTTCTAACCTATCAACGATATTAAATGTCTTAGCATATAACACATATATCACTTCATATAATGCAAATATGCTATCAAATGAAGTTTTTATTGATAGTGCGACTTTAAGAGAGAATGTTGTATCATTAGCAAGAAATATTGGATATTTACCAAGGTCAAGAAAAGCAGCAAGAACAAAAATTAACTTTTTTTGTGATATTTCGTCTGTTTCACCAACTCCACCTTCTGTAGTACTTAAAAAAGGTGCTGTTGTTGCTACAAGTAAGCAATTTAATGGACAATCCTTCGTTTTTGGTATTACTGAGGATAAATCAGTCAGTGTTGTTGATGGAATTGCAAGTTTTGATCAAGTTGAGGTATTTGAGGGTCAAGTTGTTGAACAATCCTTTGAATATTCCTCTAGAAACCCATTTCAGAAGTTTATTTTATCAAATTCGGGAATTGATTTAGAAACTCTTAAGGTTTCTGTCCGTCCAAGTCCAAATTCTTCGGTTTCTTTGACTTATTCTCGTCAAGATGACCTTTTTGACCCAGATTCTGGTTCAACCATTACAGGATCTTCTCCAATTTACTTTGTTCAAGAAATTGAGGACGAACATTATGAAATAATCTTTGGAGACGGTATTTTTGGTAAGGCTTTACAAGATGGTAACCTTGTTGAGGTCTCTTATATCAAAACTTCAGGAGAATCAGGCAACGGAATCGCAAATTTCAGTTTTAGTGGTAAATTAGTCTATACTCGTAACAATTCTACCTCAAATGTGACTAGTGGCATCTCTCTAGTTACTGCAAATGAGTCTTCTAAAGGTGGTCAAGAGATTGAGAGTACAGAATCCGTTAAAAAGTATGCTCCACAGGTTTATGCGACTCAAAATAGAGCATTAACGGCAAATGACTATGAAATATTGATTCCAAACAAGATTTATCCCGAAGCAGAGTCTATTTCTGTCTATGGAGGGGAAGAATTAGTACCTCCACAGTACGGAAAGGTCTTTATTAGTATAAAACCAAGAACTGGAGACTTTGTATCGAATGCAATTAAGGAAAACATCAAAAGAGACCTTAAAAAGTATTCTGTAGCAGGAATTGTTCCAGAAATCTTAGATTTGAAGTATTTGTTTATTGAAACTGATAGTAAAGTCTACTATAACGTTAATTTAGCAAAAAATGTTGCAAATGTCTCAAGTTTGGCAAAAGCAAACATTGATAAGTATGCAGATTCTTCAGAATTGAACAAATATGGTGCAAGATTCAAATATAGTAAATTTTTGAAGATTATCGATCAAAGTCATGAGGCAATATCTTCAAATATTACTACACTTCAAATAAGAAGGGATTTACGGATTGCAGTTAACCAATTTGCTGAATATGCAATTGATTTTGGTAATCAGTTCCATATTTCTTCAATGGAAGGTTATAATATTCGTTCTACTCCATTTAAAGTCTTAGATATCGTTGATGATGTCTACTTATTTGATATTCCAGATTCTGACAAGAAAAAAGGTAAAATTTCACTATTTACATTACCTGGAGATAGAAGTGGTCCACCAGTAGTCGTAAGACGTAATGTAGGAACTGTTGATTATGTAAAAGGACGCATTACTCTAAACCCAATAAATATAGTATCAGGCAAACCCAAAGATAACGTGGAAATTTTAGAAATATCAACTGTTCCCGAATCTAATGATGTTATTGGTTTGCAAGACCTTTATTTACAATTAGATAGAAGTAATGTAGACATGATTGTTGATGAAATTGCTTCAGGTGCCGATCCATCAGGGTCAACTTATACTGTTACTCCAAGTTATAGCAAAGGCAGCATAGTAAGATAACATGACCCTAAAGAAAGTTCAAATTAACAAAATTGTTAAGAATCAACTGCCTAATTATGTTAGGGATGAATTTCCTTTGGTTGGGGAGTTTTTAAGTGCTTATTATAAGGGTCAAGAGTATCAAGGTGGCCCAATTGACTTAATTAACAATATTGATCAGTATATAAAATTAAGTGAAAATGGAAATATTATCAAAACAACATCCCTTACAGAAAGGGTTGAGGAAGATGATACTGATATAAGTGTTGAAAATACAGTTGGATTTCCTGAAAATAACGGATTAATCAAAATTGGTGATGAAATTATATCTTATGACAGTAAAACTGATGTAAAATTTGTTGATTGTACCAGAGGATTTAGTGGAACTACCTCTTTTACGAATCCATCCGAACCAGAAGACCTAGTTTTCTCTAGTTCTATTGCTGTAGCACACGATGAAGACGTTGTAGTAGAGAATTTAAGCGTTTTATTCCTTGAAGAGTTCTTAAGAAAGACAAAAAGTCAATTATTATATGGAATTCAGAAGGATTTACACGAAGATTTAAATAAAGCACAGTTTATTAGGCATTCTAAGGATTTTTATGCAACAAGAGGAACGGATGAATCCTTTAAAATCCTCTTTAAAGCACTTTTTGCAGAAAATGCTGACCTAATTCGACCTATAGATCATGTAATTTCACCATCTAATGCTAATTTTAAGAAAACAAGAGATATAATTGTTGAATCTGTCGAAGGAGATCCTTTAGATTTAATTAATAAGACCCTTTTTCAAGATCAATTCGAAAATATTTCAAAAGCATATGCTCCAGTATCACATGTAGAGAGCATAAACGTTGGAATTAACACAAATATCTTCTATAAAGTCAGTCTTGACACCTCTTGGAACCAAAATGATGGTTCTACAGAACTATTATATGGTGAATTTTCTGCTCATGCTAAGTCAATTATCGTTGGTGACGTTGGAATTGCTCAAACCTATATCGATGTAGACTCTACATTAGGATTTCCGAACTCAGGAACCCTCTCGTACACTTATTCTAACGGAACTAGTGGAATTGCAACCTATGCTTATAAGACTCTTAACCAGTTTTTAGGTATTAATACAACATCAATTGCCTCAACCATTAGAGATATGGCAGAGGTTGACCAAGATACCTATGCATATTCTTCTGGTGCCGCTTCAACTGATGGAATTCGGGTAAAAATTAGGTCAGTACTGAATAATTTAGAAATTCCAAGTGATACTCGTTATTATAATAAAGGTGGAAAGATAAAAATTAAATCATTAGGACATATTGGAACTAGTTTTAGTGAAAATAACTGGATTTTTAATACAATTCAGAATTACGATATTAAAGAATTAAAATTAATTGACTCTATTAACTCAACTTATAAGTTAATTACTAAAGATCCTAATATCTTTAGAATTGGTGATAATGTAAGATTATATGATAAGAATAATGTTCTCTTAGTTAATCAATATGAAGTAAGAGATGCTTATGATGAAAATACTATTATCATAAGAGGTGAAGGTATACCTGGTGATACCACAACTATTGTTAATGTTCGTAGAGATTTCTCAAGAGTAGACTCTGATATACACGGAGAATTAAACCGACTTATTGCAAATATACAAAATGTTTATGTTGGTACTGATTCTGTTCTAGTTGCTTCAAACTCATTACCTTCTCACGGCCAATTAAAGTTAAATCCTAAAACTCAGACTGTAAAACTTTCTGGAACTTATAATGCAGGTGATGAAGAAATTACCTTAACAACTGGTGTTGACCATAACTTCTATACTGGTGATGCAGTTTATTATACTCCAGAAAAGGGTTATGTTGATACAGTTGATTCTTCTGGTAATACTATTCGTCAAGAATGGGTTATAAGTCAACTTTTTGATGAGGGTCTTTATTTTGTAAAAAGAATAGATGATAATATTGTAAAATTTGCAAAGAGTCTTCCAAACATTTATGGTGGTATATTTACTCCAGTTACTTCTGCTACAGACACTGTAACTATTAATAGTAATACCGTAGAGAAATATTATTTCCACGATAGAAAATTACAACCACAAAAATTACTTAGAAAGATTAGTAAACCAGTTCATGACGGAGAGATTCATAAGACTCCAATTGGATATACTGGTATCCTTATTGATGGTGTAGAAGTATTAAACTATAAGTCCAGAGACACTGTATATGCAGGCCAGATCGACTCTATAGAGGTCACCAAGGGCGGTGAAAACTATGATGTGATAAATCCACC